GCACATCATCGAACTGGCATTTACAGTGTAGCAGTTCGTAACCTTGCCAGCAATCGTTCTTATGTTGCAACCTATACTCAGGCTGTCTCAGATGTCTATCAATATAATACCATAACTATTCCAGGTGATACGACAGGAACTTGGAATACAGATAACACCCTTGGTATAGAAATTGATTTTGCAATGGCTTGCGGAACCACGTATACAGCACCGTCGGCTAATAATTGGTTGGCAGGTAATTACGTTGCGGCGCCTGGGCAAGTTAACGCTGTCGCTGCAACGTCGGATGTGTTTCGCATAACTGGGATTATTGTGGTTCCGGGAACGATTTTACCAGCAAGTGGACAACAGGCGATAGTGTTGCCGACTTACGATCAAGAGCTTGCAGCGTGCCAACGTTACTTTCAATGGATACCGTTTAGCTTAGGTTTCTATGCGCAGGTAGCAGGTGCCTTCACGATCGCTGGGATGTCGCTTCCTGTCACAATGCGTGGAGCACCTACAATTGGTGCAATCGGCGTTGATCCAACCGTATCGGGTAGTGGATCAGCCAATGTAGGAGGTACGACTATAGACTGTATAACACTTTACGGTGTTAGACAAGTTTTGACCTCTTCGATAATAGGAAATTCATACGTAAATGGTTATCGTGCATCGGCGAATGCAAGGCTCTAGATACCGAGGCTATCATGACCGACAAATCTGAAACGCGCAAAACGCACTTACGCCGATTCACCGAGACGGATATTCCTGACCTCGTGAAGGCAGCATGTGTCTTTGTTCCAATGTTGCCTAACTATAAAGGTGCATCTGTAGACCCGACTCGTATCGAATTTCTGCTTAGAAACAACCTCACGAACGACGGCGCAATTACAGTTTTTATACTTTTGAACGACGCAGAAGAGCTTGTCGGTGGCATTATGGCATACTGTGTTCCTCTTTTGTTCTCATGGGAACTGGTCACAAACGACGTTTTTCTGTATATTGTGCCTGAATATCGGTCGATTTTGAACCTTCAGAAGCTCACTTTGGCCTATCGCGACTGGGCCATAGCACGCAGGGCGAAGCTAATTCAGGCAAGTCATACGGGAGGATTGCATGAAGAAGGAATGGAACGTTACCTCAAAAGCATAGGCTTTGAGCCTGTCGGTAAGCTTTATCATCTAAACCGCCTCAAAATGAAGCCGAGTACGACTCAAACTCAGGAGTAGTAAAATGTCAGCACCATCCATGCCTCCGGACAACAGCGCACAAGTCGAGTCGATGAAGGAAGCAGAAGCTGCACGACAGCAACAAATTCAAGATGCTAAAGACGCGCAGACCAAAGCTGATCTTGCGGCTCTGCGTGGCTCTTCGGCTACTGCTGGTCGGGCTTCTGCGCAAGACTTCTTCGCGCAACAGGGACTCGATCCTAGTGAATATCAATCAAGTATTGATGCCAGAATTGCATCAACACTTGCTGGTATCTCGCCAACTGATCCGAATCCGGGGGCGTCGTTTAGTGGTATAGGTCAACAAATCTATGATGCCGACACTGCTGCGGCGCAAGCAAAAGCAGGACGAGGCATTGATGCATTGTTCTCTCCGAACTACGGTGCGTCTAAAGCTCCATTCAGCATCATGGACCCATACGTGGCTGGCATCGATGCAACGCAACGTTCGGCTGCTGATGCAATCATTCAGAATATGCTATCACGCGGTGTTATTACTCCCGCGGGTCAGACATCAGCGGAAGCCGAACTCACTCGTCAAGACCCTGGTGTGCTAGCAACGATTAGATCGGCAGGTACTGGTCTTGTTTCGTCGGAGCAACAAGCTCTTGATGACATCGCGAACAAAGGACGTACATCGGCACAGACTCTAAAACTAGGTACTAGATTCGATCCTAACACGTTCGGCACGCAGGCTGATCAGAACTTTAGTGACTTTATGAGAGACTTCAATACGTCACTACAGGGCAAGATCGGCTCCGCGAACTTGTTTAACACACAGGGTCTGGCTGCCATCGCTGGTGCTGGTCAAGGTGCGCAGAACCTACCGTTCGATCCTACTGCACAGGCCGGTGTCATCGATCCGAACGCGCAGGCGACTAACAAGACCACGCCGACGACATCCGCAGTGTTCTAAGTGTGAGTCAAACTCATGGCCAAGAAAAGCGGTTTCGGGCTGCCGAGTATCTTCGAATTAGGTCGAGGGCAGCAACAGCAGCAGCCTCAAGAACTACCGCCGCCACCCAAAGGGTACAGATACGTGCCGCTCAATGCTGCGGCACGTAACGCGCATCCTGAATTGTTACTTCCACAGGATTCGTATGCAGTCACGCCTCGCGGAACGGTTCCAGGGACCGTACCAAAGGACGCTATAAACATCCCAGGTACTGTGGGTGGGAGTCAACGTTACCAGTACAAGTTCCCTGCACATACACCAGAAGGCATTAAAGAACGCGCAGCGGAACATGACCGACTGCTACAACAACAACAAGAACTGCGTGGCTTAGGCGTTAAGGAAGGTGGTCAGCGCGCAACTCGTGCCGGAGGTACTTCTGGCGTTCCAGGATTGCCTCCACCAACAACGTCAACAGGACAACCTGGACAACCCGGGGAACAGCCACACGTTCCGCTGAGTTATCAACTACCAGCAGTATTGGCAATGTACGCTGGCAATAATCCTGCGAGTGGTCAGTATTCGGATGCACTGATCAAACGTATGATGAAGGGAGACTATAACCTAGCCGAAACCGTAGGCATGGATCAACCCTTCTTGAAGACTAAAGCAGGAATAGCGTACCAGTCGAAGCATGGCTATCCGTCGTACGAAGGTGAGCCTATCGATCTCACGGATGCTGAAAGACGTGCTTCTGGATTACGGGAACAGAAATTTCTAGAGTCACAGTGGAAGGCGGAAAATCCTGATTTCATAGCTATGGGTAGCGAAAGAAATCCAACACACGCTGTAGCCACAACTGCGGATTACGAGCAGCCGTCTCCTACAATCAGCGGTCCTGAGAAGTACAAATTAGTGCCTGGGAACACGGTGCCTGTAGGGCGAAACCAGAACCCTACATGGCTGCCGCAAGTGTTAGCCGGTTACAACGCTTCACGTATGACGATACCACGCGAATACGCACCCCCCGACACGCCTCCACGAAGTATGTCTTCATGGGTGCCGGAGATAATACGAAGGATGTACGAATCGCCTCCGGCCCCTCCGCCGTCAAATAGAATGAGCGAACAGCCCCATGCGGTTCCAGGAATGTCGGAGGCAATGCTAACTGAATTGTTATCGCGAGTCAATCGTGTAGCTGAACCCCTCCCGAGTAGCATGGCTGAGACTTCTGCACGAGCCATTAACAACAATTTGGCGGAATACGGGATCATTCCTCGAGCAGCACAAGTACCTGTGCCAACACCAAGTGTGAGTCAAACTCCACCAGTCGTTACGCCGGAGAGCGGCAAATCAATGATTGTGCCACAAGTATTAAAGGACATGTACGAGAAGATGAATGCTCCACCTGATCCTACGAAATTCGACCTGTCCAATCCAAAGTATAACGAACAGCGTTACGATCCGCTTATCGAAAGTAATTTGCCTGCTACTCCACAGGAAACACCGGAAGAGACACATAACAAGTTAGACGAAGAGGAACAATAGCCATGGCTGAAATCTTAGGCGCAGTCGCTGGCTTAGCCGGAGCCGCTGCACAATCGCAATCCGCAGGTGAAGCTGCGATCATCAATCTAATGAACCTACGCTTTCAGGAGCGTAACGCTGCACAGCAATATGATCTGCAAACTGCTACACGTACCGATGCTTACGGTAATAAGCAACGGTACAATCGAGCGACAAATTCATGGGAAACGGTTCTATCGCCTCTACAGGCTGAAATTATTTCCGCAGGTCAAAACGAACAACTGAAATCTCTTACTGTAGACGCGCGACGCAATCGACAAATTCTCGAAGATGCTGCCGCTCGCGGTGAAGCTGCAAAGCCTGACTACAATATTGCACTAGCAGGATTTCGTTACGATCAACCACCGAGTCGGGCTGCGCTCGAGGACACACTTGCGTCAAAAATGCAACTTGCCAACCAAATGGCTTCGGGTAGGCAGGCTCAGGATGTTGGACGCACACTAATACGTCAAGGCCGAGGCGCTGATCTCCCAGCCATACTAAAAGCCGCCGACGACGCACAGGGTCGTAACGTTGCAGCTAACCAACTAGAGGCTTACAAAGAATCAATACCGTTGGAGGCTTCTCTACAGCAACAGCACCAAAGCAAATACTTGCCAGTGCTGCAACAGTTGCAACAAACAATGATGCAGGGTGGTGGTGCTCCTATTCGGATGTCAGATACGCCACAGGCACTATCTACGCTACAACAACAGCAGAGCCAAGGGATTCTGCAAGCGTTACAAAACTCGGCAGGCAATATTGGTAATGCTTACAATGCGTATGCGAAAGGCATTGCCGATACTGCACCAGACTTGAAGGGACTTGCATCACTGATTGGCGCGTTTAAGGGCAGTGGTGGCGGTGGTGGTGGTGGAAGTAGCGGTCAGCAACCGCAGTACGGACTTGTGCCTACTAGTGGTGGTGCCGATAGCGGTAATGTGTCAGGCGATACAGGTTTCGGGTTGAGCGATCAGCAGGCGTCCGACACGTTTAGCAATTTCTTTAGCGGAGGCGATAGCAGTTTCTAATTTGGCTTTGGTTTGAGTCAAACTAGTAGGAGGTAACAATGCCTGTCGTCAGTAATGCACAGCGGCGTTTTATGTACGCTACCCAAGCTGGCAAAACCGATGTCAGTCCGAAGGTTGGCGCAGATTTCATTAGCAAGAGCCATGGCATTACTGGCTTGCCAGAGTACGTACATGAAGGGCATCCAGAACTAACCAAGTTAGCTTCACACAAGTCGTCACGTAGCGTTGACGATGTTATTCAGGCAGCACTAAGGAGGAACAAATGACAGGTAGTCTTGGGGCGCAGCGCGTTCGTGAGTCGTTCAACCCTAGCAAGGATAACGTAGTCGATAAGATCAAACGCTACACAGCTGATCTTATCGACATATGCGAGGAACTTAAACATCTCGATCCACGACTGGCCGCACTGGCACAGACTGCTTACGAAGAGGCTGCGATGTGGGCAGTCAAAGCTGCAACGGCTGATAAGAAGGAGGACAAGAAATGAACCCTCAAATGATCATGCAAATCCTAACACAAATGGGACTGCCTCCACAGACTGTTCAATTCGCAATACAGCAGATACAGGCTAACCCACAGCTTGTACCTATGATTTTACAGCAAATGATGGGAGGCCAGGGTGGTGGCATGGGTGGTGGTGGTGGCAGAGGGATGCCTATGGGTGGTGGACAAATGCCTCCTGGGATGCCTCAAGGTATGCCTATGCCTCCACAGGGAATGCCACAAGGTATGCCAATGCCAGGCGGTGCTGATGAAGAAGAAGGCGAGCCTGGGCAATCCACCGAAGAAGAGCTAGCCGAAGCTCAGAAAAACATGGGTGGTGGCAAAGCTTACTAGTTTGACTCAAACCAGGAGATTCGTCAATGGCCGACGACGAAGAAGACCTGACGCAAGAGACCGAAACTCCTGATATCACTACGGACGAAGTCCCAAGTAGAGACCCGTGGAAGGATACTTCCGATACATCGGCAACCGCCCCAGTCATACCTGGGGTGGTGCCGATTGATCCTGCACGAATTGTACCTGGTGGCATTGACCGTCGGCAGTTTATTGACGAAATCAACAACAATCCTGCGTTGGTCAATAGACTAACCAGTATGGTTCACGGTGAAGTTAATCCTAAATCGTCGCTTGAGGCGCAGATTATTCAAGCCGAAAGTGCATTCAACAGAGCGCAGCATCGAGGACACTCGCTCGAACAGGCTTTATGGGACAAGCCTACGTATGGCCAGCGTGGTTATTATCCAGGTACAACGTATGTTCCCATCACGCAGGCAGACGTAGAAAAGTTCAAGCGGGACGTACTCGATGCGGTTTTGCACGGCTCTGACCTATCGTCGCGGTATGGTGTCGGACCAATAACTGGTAATGCTTCTGGTGGTTTAGCAGGGAGACAATTTAGCTCTGGCCAACCAGGCTTTCAGATACGTTTAGCTGATGGCACAATGGAGTCGTATTTCAATGAGGAAGGACGACGACTCAACTTGCCAAGGTTTGCTGGTAACGCTCAGCCAAACATAGAGATACTGACTCCCAGATCAACTACGACACCAAACTGGTGGGAGGAACGTGATCCAGAAGCTATATCTCCACCAATACCAGAAGGTCGTGGTCAGGAACAACGCTTCGCACCAACTGCGCCTATTGCTTCTGGCGACGAATGGCCACCGCGTGAAACCGATTTGCCTGATGTATGGCAATCACCGAAGGCAACACCTACGCCTGGTGTGAGTCAAACTGTAAGTCAAGGTCAGGGTCTAGCTGGTGCCGTCGAATCATTTGGTTTCCTTTCGAGTAGAGGCCGCAACTTAATAACTCAAGGTCTTCATCCTGAATTTGCTAATAGACTATCTCGTGCCATTCAAGCTGCCGAGAGCGCAACCGGACAGCGTGCCGTAATCCGCGATTTGTATCGCACACCTGAAACACAAGCACAGTATCGTGCTGATTACATTAAACGACCTGTGGCATGGGGAGGGAAAGTTTACTATCCCAATCCCAACAATCAGGGTGGACTTGCTGCCCCTCCCGGTAGTAGCGGTCACCAATCTGGTGTCAGTGCAGATATCCAACGTGGGCCAGTACTCGATTATCTGCATAGGCACGCAGGCGAATATGGCTTATCATTCTTAACTGGAAAGGCGTTTCAGCAAGACCCTGCACACATTCGCATGGCCGGTTCTGTAGGTGCCAACGTTGGCGTCGGCGGTAGAGTCGGCAGGACCGGCGAAGGTATGGCTGAGCCTCACACCGCCGAGTATGTTACAGGGTCCGATGGCAAAAAGCGATTAACATTAACAGTTTCCAAACCTTCTCCGGCTGCGCCAGACGTAGCTATACCGGCGACCGAAGCTGAAACGGCACAAGCAGGACAGGAACAACCAGACATAGCCGCATTGCTTGAATCTTTGAAAGAGACAGCAGAGCCTGCGAAGCCGAAAGGTACTGAAAAACAGCAATACGCAGTCGTTCCGGAGACTCCACAAGCGTCGCCGACGGAACCGCTCATCGAGGAATTGAAATCTCTCCTGACCAAGAGTAAAGAAGAAGCGCCTCCGAAAGCTCCTGAATTTGGGTTTCCTGAAATACCTCAATTCAGCGAGATACCGCAGGGACATATTCCGCTGCATCCCGATGCGCATAGTGTGAAGCATGTTGTTGTTGGAGCTAATGGGCTACCGCAGACAATTTCCGCTGCCGATGTTGCTTTGTCCGGTCCTATGGTCGGCGCTAGTAAAGGCTTTGCGTTAACCCCCGAGGCAATGACGCAAGAGCCTGTAGAATATCCTGCGCCAGACCTTGCCGAAGGTGAAGCTCCCTATACAGGTGGAGTGAAACTCTACCCAGGGCATGGACCACACCTTCAAAGCGACACACCGTTCGCTGGATGGAGTAAGCGATTCGGAGAGGAAGCTGCAAGCAACGTTAAACAAATCCTTACGCACCCTGAGGAATTGCCTGCCCCTGGTCATTTGGCTGGTGGCGCAGGATTGATAGGAATGATGCGCCAACTTCCTCCACGGATTGTAGGCGGTCGGTTCGCGAAGCCGATAACTGAAATACCTCATGGGATGCCTCCGTTGCCGGGCGCACCTAAGATAGAATTCACTCCGGAGATGGAAACTCAATACAGAGATTGGCGACGGGGCGGTGCAGCCGGACCACCTACTGAACGTACGAGATGGGCCGAACAGTTTGAGCAACGTCTTAGGGAAGAACTTTTAGGTAAAGTTGCACCTGCGTCTAGGGCATTGCCTGGCGTAGGCCAAGGATTGCCGTTAACGGCACTTCCCGCAGGAATGCCTCCATTGCCGACTGCCCAGGTAGGCCATACACCATTGACAACACCACCTGTCGGTATGCCTCCGTTGCCTGTCGCACCGCCTCAAGCACCACCCGTACGTTCTCCGGGAGGCGTTCGTGCAACACCGCCCGCGCCTCCTACGCCTCCTACGCCGCCTGCGTCCCCTATGCCGCCTACGCCTCCTGTCGGTATGACTCAAACTCCACCACCTGGTGGACGCGGATGGCTCCCGCCTGCGCCTGCACCTGTTCCTGGATACGCTGTGCGTCCTAGTGCTATCGACTTTGCCCGTAGAAGCGATGACGCAAACGCGGCCTTAGAACGATTCATGGGCCGTGCTGGTGTCAACCCAGCGGAACTGGATCGCATACGCGTGACCAACGACGTGAGCACTGGTGCGACAGCACAGCAACATGCTACGAATGCAGCTTTGAAAGGTGAGACGCACCTGCCTAATATAACTTACAGTACCCGTATGTCGTTCCCTGAAATCGAGCGTGCCGCTCAGAATCATCCTACATTCCAAGATTACATGCACGCAATGGATACCATCGATGACATTCGCCACGTGACTAACAATCCTGGTACTGTTGCGGGACGTGCTACACCACAAGCTGGACCTGTACGCGTGCGAGGCTTGACGATGGCCGACGCTCAGAACTTAGTACGAAACATGGAACATACCGATCCTGGACTAGTATCGTTACGTGATGCGTTCAGGGAGCATGTAGAAGAAACTCGACGCTTCCAGCACGAAATGGGAATGATCACGGGACAAGAACATGCCGATTTGAACATGAACCATCCGAACGAAGTACCATGGAGCAAACGTGTATCTGGTGCCGAGCGTATCTACGAAGCAAATCGTGCAGACGCTAACACAGAAGCAGTTCGCGGAAACATATTCAGAAATGCCGAGGACGTGACTTCTGCCAATGTACGTGCAGCACTTAGCAATCAGGCTAGTCGTGAAGCTGCCGACGCTTTGCTTCGAACGCCTAACGGGCGTATCATCTTACGACATGTTGATCCTGAGCACTTCACATTGAATCCTGACGCAAGACCTAACCAAGTTAGTTTCAGACGCGACGGCGTAATGGAGCATTACGTAGCCGAGAATCGTAATGTTGCTGATTGGCTTAACCACGATCCTTATGGGAAAGGTGGTTGGTTCTCGCGTGCATGGAACACGTTGGCGAACGGTTACAGGCAAGGCACAACTGGTTATTTCAATCCAGTATTCGGACCAACGACTGACATGCTGCGTAACTGGTCGATCATGCAAACTACAGTGGGACAAGCTGGCAGAGCCCCAGGATTTAGAGGCAAGATGCAAGCACTAACGGGTGCAAATCCACTAGGCCGTCAGGCGCCAGGGCTACTGAACCTCCCGAAAGCATGGACGTTGGTTAGTGGACAAAATGCACGTATTCCCCTCGGACGTGGAAGTGTGATCCACGCCATACCCTCACAATTAATTCCACAGCTTACAGATTACATAGCACAAGCTATTCTCCATGGCGGTAACGGATGGTTCGGTCGAACCTATGGTGGCCAAGCGATTCGTCCAGTCGCCGAAGCTATGGCACGCGCAATGGTGCGATGGCACGCCAACACTACATATGCTCGAACACAACACATGGGAGGCGTTTCTGGAAGCCGTATGACTCAAGCTGAGTCTGCTATGGAAAATGCTCGAGGTATGGGCAGCGTGATGCCGGGAGCAAACTCCGCTCTGGTACGTAGGGCTGCACCTATTCTAAATGCTTTCAAGCATACACTGGAAGCGGGTCGCAATGCTGCGCACTTCGCATATGTTGAAGGAAATCTAGGCCGAGCACCGCTAGAACAATTGGTTCACGAATCGAATGAATTATCAGGTAACCCTCGAACTGGTGGACGTGCTTTCATGCCAAGTGGCGCACGCGAAAGATTCGATCCTGGACCACGCGAACCTGGTATCGGCGGAGCGATTAACTATGCTGGACGACAAGCTGCACGACCGTTCTTAACTGCATATCAAATGGCAAATGAAGCCAACAGAAAACTTCCGTTCGGAGGCATGACACAACAAGGTTGGAAAAACCGTCTGTCCAATCCATCCTCGCTGATTAATCCGTTCACGTATGTAAAGCACATAACACCTATGAAGCTTACGGCTGCTTCGTATCTTTATAATATGTGGATGGGCAAAGACCCTAATGGCAAGTCGTATATCGACCATGCAACGAATGGACAAAACCCAACAAGAGAGGCTACAACTATTTACTTTGCGAAGCCCGGCGCTCCGGTCGAAGACGGTTACCAATGGCCCATTCCACAAGAAGACGTGCTTCATAAAATGATAGTATGGGCTGCGATGCATCATATGTTTGGCGATCAACAGCATGTACGCTCGTCCCTTCGAGAAGATTTTGGGCACGCAGCACATGCGTTTATGGATGTTGCAATGTTGCCGCAGATACCGCCTGTACTGAGTGCCGCGTACGAAGCAGGAGGTGTTGCACCACCATCAAACATCGGAGGTTTTCTATCACCCCTCACAGAGGCGGCGGGACTTGGCAACTTGGCTGGTGCCGGTTCGTATGCACGCAGAGACCCACTGTATGCCAAGGATCAAAACTCAACTCTGCCCGAAAAATTGCAGCGTACGTTGTATGCACTGAACCCAGGGTTTGTAGCAGCGATGACTAAAGCTTACAGTGCTGCCGCTCACACCCCTCGCAGTGAAGACGATCCATGGGGAACATCTTGGGAAATGGCCAAGAACGCTATGGGAGCAGGTACAAGACAAATGCTAGGAACGGGGCTAGCATCAAACATAGCCGATCAACGTAACATCGCGTCTGGTATGACGCGAGAATCGGAGAAGATGTTCGAACGTAAGAAGGTACTCGATGGATTGGTTGAATACGCCGCGAAGTATGGTACGACTGGCGAGCGTCAAATCGGTCGAGAGAAACCTTTAAGTAAAGCTGGCGAACAGATGGCACGGCAACAGGGACTTGAGCGTCTACCACGTGACATTGCAGGTTTGAGTCAACCTGAGCCTAAGAACGAATTGTATAAGATGTTCGCAAAAGACTTACTTAACCGTACGCGTAAGGATACGGTCCAGGGATACAAAACGTTGTTGGACTTCTGGAAAGATTCCACACAACAGATACAAACAATGCGACACAACGATTCAGCTAACGATCCTACATGGCAACAACAACTACAACAGCGTCCGCAGATGATGTCGTTCTTGCAACGGCACGGTGTTGACACTACTAATCGTATAGACGTAAGGAACTACTTGGAGGGATATCGCCAGAACGTCGCCCGAACGATTAACAACAATATCGACAAGATCGAAGCTGATTACTCACGGCGCATGGGACAACCCATTAAGTTGCAAGACCTCGATCCGCATAAGCCTTGGCATTCGAGTTTACAAGTGCCTACGCCGTGAGTTTGACTCAAACTAGTTGAGGGACTTATCTACCTTTGGCTTCTCTACTTTCGGTGGCAGTATCTTTGTAGTAGCTCGCCACTGAATAACGCCTCCCGGCAAGATGAACTTTTGCACCTTGCCCTCGGCCAGTAGCGAATTGAGAAACGATAGCACTTCACGGTCATCGACCTTAGTGCTCACTCGTGAAATCAATTCGCTCTGCCGTCTACCTACAGTACCTGCGTTGATGAGCCATTCTGTCAGTTTTGCCTGCCAGTCCATCGTGGGCTCCTACAACTTCACGACTTGCATGTTCGACCATCTGTGCAAGCCTTTCTTATCTTCAATGAATTTATGTAGCTTATCATCCCAGATAGTCGGATACGACATCTTCAACTCTGCTGCAATTGACAATGGCTCTGGTAGCCTGCGCATATGCACATCTTGTATCCAGATAGGGCTCTCGGCGTGCTTCTTTAACACCTTCAATGCAGTTTTAGCATACGCAGGCTCGACGATACCGACAAGATTGTCATGCACGTTGATGGCAATTCGAGCATAACCCTTGGGCCACTCGTCGTCTTCTTCACTCATGTACCAAGTCTGCACAACTTTATCGCCGATTGTACTCTGCGGATAGAACGCTATTACGGACTTCATTACCTCTTCATCCATTCGTTGTAGCACGCGGAACCGTCGCCCCAACGCGTTGTACATCGTCCGTGTCTTCTTGAACTCGTATGACTCACGGTCCCACCACGGGACTAGCTCTGGTGTTGTTCGATGGTACAACTGAAATGCTCTTGCTGCTTGGTGATATGGTAGTTCAGTGACTTCTGCGAGTCGAAACCGTTCCATTCGGTAATTGAGACCGTGACGACAACGTTTTGCGACGTACCGAATAGTTGGATGATTGTTCTCATCCCAATCCTTAACAGGAACAGAATCATACGGAACCTTGAACATCTCGGCAGCGAGGGCTCGGTGACAGTCATAGATTCCATCCTTTTTTGCTTGTGCGAATTGCTCTTTCCACTTCATAATGTCCGCTCTAAAACCAACAACTTGCGCTTCAGCTTGCGCCAGATCGAAATATATGAGGACAGTGCCCGGATCAGAAACAAAGAAGCCTCTGGCTCTAACGGGCTGGTTCTGCATATTTCCTCCCTCTCCATTAATAAGCTCGCTAGAAGACAGCCGACCTGGTGCATTGCTAACTCCATACTGTTTATATTCGCATCTAAATCTGCCGTCTTTCGACTCCTTCGACGTAGCATAGGTTGACCGGAACTTGTCTTCTTTTTTCCATGCGTCGAGCGCACTTAACATCTCCTTTTCTATTGGTCGCGTGTGCGCGTTCTGCAGAATGTGATTACGATTGGTCTTGTCGGTTGACGTACCTTTACCTTGGAGGTTTAGCCGACGAAAGAATAACTCCTTCATCTGCGGCCATGATGCGGGATTGGGATTGTAATCCATATCTTCTGTTGCCTCGTGGACTAACCTATGAAATTCATTTTCCATCTCGGCAACATATCGATTAACTTCACGAGCTATGACTTCTTTCACGGTTTGATCGACTGCTACACCATGGACAGTGGCCTCGACTAAATGCGGTTGTGCTCGCATGACGTGACCGAAGAAGAAATCCTTGAGCTTTTGCCGTTCAAGTTCATCGTATTCACGCTCATAGACACGATACGTGATCGCTGCATCTTTGCAGTTATACTTCCAGAACTCGTCTATGTCACCGCCTTCCTTCCAGTAATCGCCTTCGTCTTTGTAGAACGGATGCGTTGTGTACTGCGACGTGAGATATCCCAAGTTATGCGGAAGCTGAGGATAAAGCGTATGATGCGCAAGCAACGTATCGAACCAAATCCTAATACGAATTCTGTCCCGTAACCAACACCAGTATGAGTCAAACCCACCATTCTGTGCAACGATCCGGTGTGAGTCACACAGGTCTTGTATCGCTGTGAGTATGCTAGCCTCTTGTCCTACCGAATAACGATTGCCTGAGTCATCACGCCAATTGATACACATGGCACGGTGCGGATCATTCGACAGACCGATACAAGCTGTCTGATCATTGAGCCCTTCGATATCGAGTGCCACAGGATTATCGCTGCGTTGTAAATCGCTGATGAAGTTTAAGGCGTCACGATACGTAGGATTGATAATCCCATCAACCTTATACGGCTTGAACTTGTTAGTCAGGACTTGCTCGATCCGCTTGCAATTCATCATGAATGTAACTTCAACCTTCGGCGTACGCAGTGCATCCGCTGGATTGTTTGCACAGATTGCCTTACCACGTTTGTTATTGGGGAGGATCAGATCGATAACAGACCCACGCCATTTGTCGATACCCTTTTCGCATAGAAATGCTTCGAGTGCCTCACCGCCGAACAGCACAATAACTTCGACGTTAGGCAATTGACCGACTTCCCATAGGACTAGCTCACACCACTTGGTGAACTCATCAGGATGTATCTTAAACTTCTCGTCGTCGCTGAATGCGATTTGTCGTTTGATGACATTCGTCACATATACGGTATCGCGAGTAAGACCGTATTGTTTAACGACGGACCACAGTAATTGGCCTGACTTACCAACGAACGGTATACCTTGACGTGCCTCTGATTCGCCTGGACCCTTACTTATGAACGCTACCTTCGCGTCCAATGGGCCACTGCTTAGGCATTGAATTTCAAGTCCCTGCGTGTCGGCAAGTGCTCGGACTTGAGACTCTAGCTCGTCACGGGTTAGATTTCTGCTCAACATTTGACAGCCTTTCTATGATCCTTGGTGCGAGTTGCTGCATTTTAAGTCGAAGCCGATCTTCTGAACCGTCGTTGCGTACATAGAAATCGGCCCCAGGGATTGTGAATGGGTACGCACTTTCGACACTCTTCCTAGCTACATCAACTAATACGTATTGGCCTAGTCCTAGGACATCGTTAGCATTAACTCCATCGTCAACGACACAATACATAGGCGGTTTATGGCCCTCGATACGCGCTCTTAATAGTACGCCGAGCACGCGCGGCCCATAGTTGAAACGCATATGCTGCTGTTCGCGTTGAATAAACTCACGAAGCGATTTGTTACTTAACGCTTCTATTGGATCGGTCATTTCCAGATCGAGCGCAGGATAGTCTAGTAAGTTTTCAGCATACGCAAGAACAGGAAACGAGAAACTGTCATGCTTAACTGTGTAACCTAGTGCCATCAATGCGTTACCCAGGGCTGTTGCTGCTGTTGTCTTACCACTATTGTGCGGTCCTGTTAACGCTATGTACTTGGTCATCGTTTTGTCCTTTGCTTTGCTTTCACTTGTCTCTTCTCTCTCTTCTTAACGATTGTCCCATAGCGTGTCTGTCACAGATAACTATCACTTGGTTCCTGGCGCGAGTGATGGCTGTATAGAAGTTGTTCCTGTTTAACAGAAATGGAGCACGTCGTGAGATGCAATACACTATCGTATCGAATTCTGAACCCTGGCTTTTGTGTGTTGTGATGGCGTAGCCAAGTTCTATTTGTTTCCTTGGATCGTAGTTCGTCATCGCCTGTGCGTATGCGTTATACGTGCGTACTCTTGGAGGGATTTCAATGTGTTGCCTATCGTTTGTGTTAAGCCATAATGTGCCTTCTTCGGGATCGATCTCTGTGATGCGTCCGATCTCACCGTTGAATAATCGCAGTTCGTAGTCATTCTTGATCCACAGGAATTTGTCATGCGCTCGCACTACCAACGGCTTGTCGTGTGAGTCAAACCGAGGTATGCGAAGGAGTTCCTTCTGTCGGTTTAGCCTAAGCTGAATGGTTGGGTTGACTACACCAGTCCCGACGCTTCCTTTACGTGTAGGCATAATGATTTGATTGTTGTCGCTACCTAATTCTGGATGCGCTGAGACTAACTTAAACAATTGAAGCAATGGCTGATCAGTATACACAACATGGAAATGATCATTGTTACGCGGCACTAAACCACGCAAGACACGATAAGCGTTCGACACAATAGCGTCGCCGCTGCGGAAATTATACGTCAACTCGATTGACGGAAATCTATGCAGCAACGTTCTGAATGGAGGATCGCCATCTTCTACAGGTAGCAATTGATTGTTGTCACCAAAGAAACGGATCACGCCTTTCTTAGGTAATGCATCCATAAGGTGACGATAGAGTTGCGGTCCTACCATCGATGCTTCGTCTACGATGATAACGTTTTCCTCGAACGGGTTGAACTTGTTTCGCCTAGGCTCGTTAGGCTTGCGTTCCTCAAAATGAATAATGTCACTATCATCGGGGTCCGTGTCGATGATGACCGGATCGTCCGATGGCATTGGGAACTCAAGTAGTTTGTGGACTGTGACCGCTTTGATGCCTGTTAGTTCTTGGATGCGCTTAGCCGCTCGTCCAGTCGGGGCGCATAGGGCTACTTTCTCGTTTCGCAACGCCACATAAACCTTACCTAGAACGAACGTCTTGCCTGTACCCGCTCCACCTGTGACAGATACGATGCGTTGCTTTAGATCGGTACACATGTCCACTGCATATTCTTGCTCGCTGGACGGATGGATGATCGTGCTTTCTTCTTCGGTATGGTTGCTGCCTTCGAAACGGTCGTCGTCAGTGTGACTCATACTCACTCCCTTCTCCACTTGACCTTGTTTCTCCAACTCGCGTAATCAATCCCTGGTGGTGTGAACGGACTGAACTCAGCCTCGATCAAATGCGCATTGCGATTCTCGACCTTGGATATATCTTCTCGGACGATTGTTATTCTATAAACGGGTTCGAAGCCTACGTCGGCATCAGCGTCGTCATTAAACTTGACGAACACCTGTCCAAACGCGAGCTTCGACATGTTCCAATAGTCAGGCCCTCGATCTGAGAACAAATCGCCTGGCTTCAAATGCTCTGCTTCGACCAATGTAGCTACAATACGAACTGTGCGCTCAGGTCGAACAACTCGTTGAAGGAAACGTCTTCGCATCGTTTATCCCTTCTTCGAGGCTATCTCTGCAACAACAGTTCGTGCGGCTTGAACCACTAAGGTCCGCACGAACTGTGACGCAGTAAGGTTTAGTTCCCTTGCGGCTAGATTGACTGTCCGCTTGTCTTGTGGACGGATGCGCACTAATAGCTGATCCGATCCATTGACGATGTGCTCGTCCAGTCTGATTAGTACGCTTTCCATCTTACGCCTCTTCGTCTTTGTCGAAATCTGATTCCAGTCGTATGTTGTTCAACCAACTGATGAACTGATGATATTCATCTTCGTTTGAACATATACGATGCACATCTATTATGAGAGCGTCGGCCTGCGCGGTGAGAATCGACTGTGCTGCTAACTGAGGGACATTCGGTGGACCCTCCGTTTCCCATACCTTAAGTAGCGTGTTGTAGATCATGTCTCGGAGTTCTTTTTCCATTGTTTGTTTCCTTATGTTTGAATGGCGTGTGAGTCAAACCCACACGCCACTTTGTCAGTTACCGAGTACCGCGACGGCCTGCACGACGCGGTGCGACTTCCTCAACTTCCGCAGCCGCAGCCGTAGCCCGACGTGAGGTAGTAGTCTCCACCACTTCGTCTTCGGCCGACTCAATGGCATAGATTTCGGCTCGCCTCTCACCTTCGAAAGGTCGGCCGAGACGTACACGTAGCCTAGCGCGTTGTCCCATCCAGTCGTTTGGGTTGATTGTAGTTGTAGCAGTATCCAACCCAATCGCTGCAATGAACTTTTGAAGATTATACAACGCACGTCGATCCTTGGAAGTAGGAACCAACTGCCGCTGCCAGTACATGTTCGCACCATCCTCGAACTGGTCCTGTAGATCGGCAGGAATTTCCTCCGTGGGGATCGTGAACTTGACCGAGTACAGTAGGTTACCTTTACCAGAGGTAAACTTCTGCACGTCGGTAATCTCACCGATGTAGATACCCGGAGGAAGTTCCGGGGGTTTCTCTACATCGGCCAGAGACTCGCCTAGCTCGATAACGTCGAGTTCGTCGTCTTCTTGCATGATATGCTTCCTTGCTTGACTGGATCGGAGTCCAAGCGTTAAAGGTTACCCTGCCGTCCCAGGTGTTTCTTGCTATTCTGCCTTACCCTTTTCAACTCGCGGTATGATGTACTTGTACTTAAATCCGTCCTTGCGTTCGAACTGTGTGCCTGTCACGTTGTACGTACCTGCGGTCGGGTTCTCACAGTTGGTATGACTCACACCGTACTTGGTGACACCTTTTAAGTCATACTTCACGATCCGATAGCGATGGTTTACCGTTACCGGAAGCATACATTCGCGACAGAAAGGCATGGTTCTGTCAGCCACATAGCCTTCTCTATTTGACATTTTTCGTCTCCTTTGGTGGCGGAAGTGGTATTTTAGCACCATTCCTATCCACCCATTGATAGTACCAACCAGCAATTGTCATCTGACCATTGGCACTATCAGGCAGATCGGCATCGTATTTCAGCACGAATTCTGCATGTTTTTCCCTCTGCGAGAACATGCGTGACTTCATCGGTTTGCGTAATCTGGTCGGCCTGATCGCAATTCTTCTCTCTTTGTCACCATGAGGATCGATTGACATGTACCAGATTTCAGACAGTCGCCATGTCACATTGTTGACCAATTTGCCACCAAGCATAACGCCGATGTAACTAATGATCTCCTTACCATCTTGAACCATGGTGGTCGGATCGTCTTCATGTGCCGTGATTATGAGATGCACATTGTGCTTGGCCGTGACTCTCAAAAGACCGGTAATCGTTTCGAGCACAATGGCATTTCTACCGCCGTATGCACCTTGTCCCGGTGCCTCCATCGTTGGCACAAAGCCTCCACCTTTGTTGCTTGAGCCTATGCCCTTACCTACCGAATGCTGTAATGCCTTAAATGAAATGGCCGTTAATGAGTCACACACCACCGTTTCAATGTTTTCATTGTCTGATAGAATTTGATCTAGACCGAATGGATTCTCGCTCTGTGCATGCTTGAATAGATCATTTGCCGTCATTGAACTCACGTTCGCCACATGCACGTCAGGCCGGTGCATAACTGATACATGTTCTTGGTCGCCGAATGATATCCATAGCTTATCACCTGGGGCAGTCGCGGCGAATGTCGTCTTGCCGCACGTCGCAGAGCCCCATAAGAGAATGGCCATTCGATTCGGTGCTTCGGCTCCGCTCTTGATTTCCACAGGGCCGAGCGAACCGATGATCTTGCTTCGCTTTGGCGCAACATCCGCAACACGAACCGAAGATGTAGTAGCAACATGGGTACCTGCACTGCGAATAGGCGCGTTTTTCGTTAACATATGCTAATCCTCCACACCTAGTTCCGACGGCGAGAGCGCAGCTGGTATCATTTGGTCCCATTGTTCCAGCCTCCCTTCGAACGTGTCACCACAAAACGATATAAGCGAACACGGCCGAAAGTATCTATTGCACGAATGAGTATACCTTGGCGCGTATTCGTAATGGTCTTTATAGAACTCATACTGATCGGCGGTGTGACGAAACCAGAAAGCCCAGCGGTGAAATTCCTCAGCAGTGCGGGAAGTTGAGACTGTCCAATAATCTTCCCCTTTACCAGTCGGTTTATTCTTGAGGCCAAGGATGCGTGCGTTACGTATATCAAGACCAAGTAGTGCTGATGCACAAGCCAGATAGCCCGAAACTTGGTGCGAGAGAATGAATGCCGCTTTCCAACCATCGTCAAGACGTGCAGCTGTTTTATTGTCCTCGAGCGTCGGACGACTGTTCCTGCCCTTATCGAGAGTGAGAGCATCGAGCGTTCCTATGAATCTATATTGTTTCTCGTCATCGTACGTGAGAATTACATCGAAGACATTCTCAATGCCTACGTAACTTTGCGGATCGTCTTTGTCTTTGACATAGATTTCCCAATTGTCCATGTACTTCATAGTCGAGTCGATGTACTGTATTGCCGCCAGTTCCATCGAATTTAGCGTTCTAATCTGATCGCCTGGGTCGTCCTTGAATCCAGATGAATGAATGATATCATATGCCAGGACCATCAATTCGTCACGCTCGGTGTCAGATTGAGTCATACTAGACTTCCAAGCGGCGTCCCAACGTGTTGGCTCGAACAATTTATGCGCCTTCACCCGTGCGTGGCCAGGTAGCTCTTGTCGTGTCGCCAGTTGCCACAGGCGGATCGCTGCGAACACTTCGTGCATCGCGTGACCGTATTCCAGGGCCATTGAGCGAGCCGAAGTTGGGTATCTCTTCTGGCTGCTCACCACTCCCCACGTCGGGCACATGTTCATAGCTGTCAGGCGACTGTTGGAATACGGGTGTAGAGTCGCCTTCGCGTGCGCCCCTACCGTCGGTGTAATCGAGAGAAGATGATGTTGCTGCGACTGGGCCGAGTGCTCCTGGGCTTCGTGGATTAGCTGTTTCGGCTTCTTGGTGGGCTTGCTTGGCATTGAGATACTCCATGACTTGGGCAGCACAGCCATCGAGAATGACGAACACTGCCTTGGGGTTTGCACCTACGTTGGTGACTGCAAATGTGAGTGCAGCCATTGCGTCGTATAGTCTGGCTTCGTCTTCACTAGGGAAAAACGAACCATCGTTTGTGAGAAAGCCTGATACTTTCTTCATGAGTTTGACTCACACTAGTGTTCACTTTCGTCAGGGTCGTACGCGACGCTGTGGACTTCGACGCCATCAGGGCGACCGTGACGCATCAACGTCTTAAGCTGTCGCTGTGTGTTTTCATGCAACTCTACGAAGTTGCCTAATGACGTAGCTAATTCATCGATCAGCCTCGAAGCCATTACGACTTGCTGAGACAAATCGATGATCCTTTCGTACATGAGTGTCATCATGTATGCTGTCTGACCCTCAATGCCACGATCGCGTAGCTCTTTCTGAAACTGATTAAACTCCATGTGTGACTCCTTTTCCCTTTTGCCATTCGAACTCTGTTTCGCCTTCACTATTCGTAATCATAACACGCTTTACATATCTCGCCTTTGCTAACTTCTCCGCCTCATTCATCGCCACTATTGCGTTAACACGCTCTGCCGTCCGGTAAATGTTATTCCTTAAGTCCCACCAAAATACGGTGAACTCACCATCAACGCTATTGTCATTCGCTGTCAGTCTCGACGATTTGACTTTGGGCATTTTGTACCTCTGTCATGAGAATTTCGAGGTTTTCCATACGCCTTTCACAGTTTGCTAACGCTTTGTCCAATACAGTGATGGCCTTGCTTAACTGATAATACTCGTTCGCGACACGTTGCTGGAACTTTGCGATCTGGTGCCTCGCGGCTGCGTTGACACCAGCATGGTATGTGACAACTGCGGCCATGCGTTTAGCTCGGACTAGTTCTAAGTGTGACTCAATCTCTTGTCGGGACATCTCGTTGAATGTAGGTTGTAGAACTAATGGCATCCTTGCGTTCCTCAATTGCTCGGTCGGGTAGCTTGATTGCTACCCGACCGCCTCGCATCGGCTCGCTGCCCAGCTAACCGATGCTTGGCTCTTTGTTACGGGGAAGTTCGTAGTAAGCCAATTTGACATCCCAAAGCAACTCTTCTAGCTTGAGATTGTCTTCCGCCGAACCGTTGTAGTCGCCTGCTACGTACGCCCTTAAAGCGTCAACAGCCTCCCCAAACGACTTTTCTATCTTCTTCATTTATCGCCAGCCTTCTCAATGATTGCCACGCGAGTCTGCGACTTGGTGGGAATTTTGGCCCGCTCGATTTGTTCCTTCGTGATAATCACAGGAATCTTCTTGTTATCGAATAGCCACTTCGCCAGCGTGTCAGGATCGAACCTACGTACTGGTTCTGACACACTGGCGGTGACAACAAAGCTAGGACTTTGCGCGACTAGATGCTGGCCCGTGCTCAGATCGTCGTACTTAAGCAGGCCCTCGGCCTCTGCTGCGTCCCACAATGCGTCCGATTTAGACTTGGCGATCTTCTGGATTTCGTCCCACAGATAGATTTCGCCGATGATGCGACCCTTGTTGTCTTTAGCATCGGGGTTCTGTGATATGAGACGTGTCTCGATAGCGTTTAGCTCTTTCACAATCTTACCTAGGTACGAGTGTGGATCGGCAGTGTTAGCCCTTTCCATATTGGAAATGGTCGGCTTCACGCCTGGGGGGAGTGGCCGCTTCGCCTGTGCTCTTGTCGCCATCTTACTTCTCCTTGGTGTGCCATGGTGTCCATGGACTTGCCAGATCAGTTTGACTCAAACTACGTTATACTCCTAAGAAAACTTCACCCTCGACGATCAGTTCAATACGCTTGAACATCTCGTCGGCCTCTCGTCGTAGCTCAACCTCCCTTCTATTGATCGGACCATAGTGTTGTCTCAAGTTCCGCAACGTCACTGCACACGTTTCAACTGCGAACGTAGGAGCACGCTTGCACAGTTCTTGGAACCTGAAACCGTCACCACTGCCATAGCTGTCCCAATCGCTCTGAGAACAGCTTACGTCTTCCTCCCACGCGCTTAAGTATCCCTGTGGCGAACTGAGTTCATACTGATCGAACAAGTTAATGAAATCGGTGCACGCACTTCTGGCATTCCAACTGGTTTGAAACAATCCAGCTTCGCACGTGTCAGCCGTTGTATTCTCGGCCGATTGATCTCTGCCACAGCAATGCTCGCCAGACGATTCACGCATTCCTAGTCCCATTAGAAGCACGTATAAGTGCCTTAACGTGTTTTTACCACGCTGCGAATTGCTCATGTTCGCGTCTTCGAACTCTTGTGCAAGCCATGCCAAAGCGTCAACGCTACTGTCGTGTGTGTTTGCCTTACTTAGCTCTATCGCTAGGAAATCATCTGTACCAAAACGTACATACGCCTGAGCGTAGGCAAGCGCCATTCCTTTAATGTAACCGGCAGGCGCCTTACCTCTATCCTCCCAATTATAATCGGCGATAGGATGAATGATTGCAGTATCAGTAATCATACGCTTGACTTCTGGCGTGAATACCGTTGGCAGCTTTGGAGGGTACGGCGGTAAGTCAAACTCCCTCGTTAATTCTTTCCACGTCTGCGGACCTACGACGCCATCAACGTCTAAGTCTTTCTCGCGTTGGTATTGCGAAACAGCGTCGTCGGTATCAGGACCGAAATCGCCATCGACTTCTATGTCGAGCGCGTGTTGAACTTCCTTAACGTTGTAGCCAAAATCGCCATGGCCGATTACTGGACGCTCGCTAGTTTGAGTTTGGTTTTGTGTCACTTTGCTTCTCCTTGGTTTCAGTTTGAGTCAAACTCAAATTTACAGGTTACCAAATGACTCCCTTACTCAACTTGTTAACCTTGATGTAACCTGAAACGAACAACCTGTCGCCTTCCAAACTGACCGTGAACTCGCCGTCGTCCATGGCGTCACGTACCTTACTTTCTAATCTTTCGGCGTCGTCGTAGCTTGGCACGAACCGTTGCTTTATCTTAATCAACAGTTCACATAAACGGCTTACTGTTACTCTATTTGGCTTTTCTTTTAAGTTACAAACCTGCCACTGTAACGCACTCACAACACTGCGAAGAGAATTGGCCGAACGGCGCTTAGATTCCTCTCGCGATAGCGGATTAATTTGGATCATGTTTTGTCGTTCCTTTCTCTGGTACTACTAATACGCTAAGTAACCTTCGTGCTTCTTTTCTTGCTCTTGTCAGGCTGAGTTCATCTCCGTTCTCTAATTCACTTACCATTTTCGTTAGGTCTATCAAGCTACGTAGAGCTTCAAAAGCTGACATTCGAGTTTGAGTCATACCGAACCGAAGCCTTGCTGGCCCTCCTCTGGTGAAGCAAACGTGATAGTATATCATATTATATATCACTTGTCAAGCGAAATATATCACCATGCGACATTTTGACGCACTCTTGTTTGCTAACCTCTCACTTCTACCACTAATCCATCCTGTCGCATGACTGCTGCCATCGCTTCTATGCTCCCTTCTACACGGTGTAGCGTCCCTACGTCCACAGGGTCGAGCTTATTTTCTACCCAATCGCGACCATCTTGTGACAACGGCACAATCATGACTGCTCCGTCTGCATACGCACTACGCAAACGGAGCATAATCACGTCACTTGTGGGGGTCCATCTCCACGTTTTCGGCCTGGTTTGAGTCATACGAAACCTTTCTCTTTTGCTAGCCACTCAGGCATTGTGACTGTAAATTGTCCTTTTTTCGTTGATGGCTCGATTTCAATCTGGCTTTTGGGGAGCCATTCAGCGTCGTCCTTGTCTCCTGTTTCGGACACAAGAACTGCCTTTTCTGTCTCTGCGTGCTTCTCAACTAGCACGTCAATTAGATCGCTTTTGAAATTGGTCATTTTGCATCCTTTATCGTTTGCCGTCGATTGGTGATGGCACACTCGCTTGCTACTTGCCAATCTCGTCGAGTGGCCTAGACGTGTCGTGCCAATGCTGTCGCGCTTTGCTAAGCGATGGAATTGTGCTTTCAGCTTGTTGTCTCGCAGCTTCTGCTTGTTGTCTCGCAGCTTCGGTTTGACTCACACCCTGCTTGTTGTCCCCATCGGCGTTGCGCAGTAGCTCGGCCAATCGTGCAAGCAACTTCATAGCCTCGTTGTATTCATCATTCGTCAACATGATTGTCTCCCTTTTTGGCGAGCCGATTCCTGCTTGTTGTCCCCCGCCTTCGCGAGGGCAGGCCCTCCGCTATGTCGGCGGCGACGGCAAACAACTCTTAAGAATAAGCTCAATGCGTGCAGAATTGACTTCGCCGAACCTAATTAGGAAATAGGTTGCAGCACTTACCATGACGATATTAAGCACCAATACCCCTAGCATCAACGGTGCACTCTGCAAACCCTTTACGACATCGCTAGCAACCTGATTGATATTCATCTGAGTCACGCGCCAACCCCGCGTTTAAAAGAATGGCGCGGGTGTGAGTTTGACTCACACCCGCGCAGTCGTTTACCTACTCTGCGTTGCCTTCGCCCAGTGCTACGTCAATCGCGTTCGTTACGCTCGAAAACGCAATTTCCATTTCCTCAGTGATTTCGCCTTCGTATTTCTCGATTGCACTCACCAAGATTTTGCACACTGACACCACAGCGGCGTCCGGCTTAGTTGTCTTAAGCTTTTCCTCCGCTGCTTTAACCTGCCCACCCGCAATAGTCCCGGGTTTTGTGCCACGCGACCCGGGGGTTCCAGCCGCCGACGCCTTGTTATCAGCGCCGACTGTTTCACCGCCCCAAACTGCCAAGGCTTGAAACGATGGCTTTTCGTTCAACTCCACCTTGGCATTGCCTTCGCCAATCGACTTAGCTTCGTTGATGACAACACTTTCTTGTCCGAACCGCTTCTTAACGGCCGGTCCACTAATCACCATCGTGCCGAGCTTCTTATCATAATGCGCTTCCACGTCTTGGTCGATGATGGCTTGCGCGGCGCCTGCACACTTTTTCAACTGTGCAAGGAAGTTCTTAGAAAAGTTCAACTTCTGGCGATAGTCCGTTGTGTTAGCCTCAGTCTCTCCCGGCATTGGGAAAAACTCCTTAACCGCCGGCGCGGAAACCACAGTGTCGTAAGAAACGCCAGTTTTATCTGGCGCACTCGTCACCACAGTACGAAAGCCCAAAGCAATGCCGAGCAAGTTGTTAAGCTTGCCCTGCTGCTTCGGGTCACCGCTGAAAGCCAACGATAGGTCAATCGTATCGTCACCCTTTGCCGCTTTGACGATGCCCAGCGTCAACTGAGTTATCAAGTCGCGGCGTTTGGTTCCGGTGATTAAGTTTAGTTCCGATGTAATCTCGGACTTGCGCCTTTCATCGGTCGCCCATTGGGAAACAATTGACGGGCCAAGATCGAGGCTACATGCCGATTTCTTAACCACGATTGAGCCTTGCCCAACCAAAGCAGCGGCGACTTCACCTTTGCCTTTAATCGGACCACCTTTCGCCATAACAGGCTTGCGGGTAGGTTTTGCATTCGTTTGCGTATTGGCCATTGTGTCGTCTCCTACTTAGTGTGGTTTGGCTCAGTGTGAGTCAAACTCACATTTCACCGTGACCGAATAGCCACAGTGTTGCAATTATGCCACATATATCACAGTATATCAATGTGACATATTGTCGCACCCTTGTCAGTGACAAGGCCAAGTGGCACAATGCTTACTCTCGCTGCATTATGCCACTCAGTCTTATCGCTTTCGCTTGATACAGAACGATAGGCAAAGCCTACCAATCCATACAAAGCGTATTCCGCCGATCTTACGGGTTTTAATCATCCCTCCACCTTGAGCCATTTGCCGTCAGGCTGGCGTTTGTACTTCTGCCCTAAGCCTTGGCCGATACCCTTACCAATGCGCCTATGTGTCTTAGGCGTCATTATGGCCCAAGGTCCGAGCGTTGTCGCACCATCGATGAATACATCTTCGATAGTGTCGCCAACGTCGTCTTTCGGACCAACGTCACCCGTCCAATAGCGTTTTGCTTCTTTCGCTTGCATTGCCTTAACCTCCATTGGAAAGAGCCAAGGCAGTGTAACTCACACTGCCTTGGCTTGCCTACGTTAGCCGCAATTCGCCTCGCAATCGTCGAAAAACTTCTTTCGACCCTTTGCGATCTTCGTTGCGTTTCCAATGTCGTCAACTTCACCGCGCCAATCGGGGTGCTCTCCGATGTAACCCTTCAAAGCATCGTCATTGCGCGTCTTGCCCTTCATGCCGCAGTGTTCGTGCATGTAATTGACCCATGCTGCACGATCTTTCGCCATGCCGGGATTAGCAATCTTAGCCATGCGCCATTCATACCCGCACAAAGCTTGCTTGCTAGGACCGCCTGACACCGTGGACTTGGAAGTAGTGCCTTCCTTGTCCCAGGTGCTCTGGAAGTCTTGGCCGAACGCTGCAAACCCGTACAGGGTAGAAATAGCGATAGCAGCACCAAATAGAAACTTAGACATGTTCGCCTCTTTCGTCTTATCGGGCATGATTGCCCCTTATGCCGTGCTGTATCGATGCACGGCATAAGGGGCGACCAATACCCAATACGCTCTAATCTGAGTGCGCGCTTTCCCGTTCATACGTTAGGGCGCGAACCCCTTGCAGAAATCCATCAGTGCGTCACCTCGCTTTCCGTTAAAACCAACATAGCACGTCCTAGGCACCATGCAACACCTAAGTTTGACTCACACTGCGACAGGGCGCCGCACCTCGATCCTAGTAATAGGACTAGCGCAGGTATTAATTCCTCCTATCGAGACTCACGAGTCGCGAGAAAGCCCTATAGGGCAGTTAAACCCTACCTATCTACCTAGGCTGTGTCCTGCGCCGATAGGCACGGAAACATCCTACGATAGTCCTGCCTATACCTGCACATAGTCCTATAGGGATTGAGTCACACCATGGGCTATCTATGTGATTATAGTCCTAACGTTTTGGTAGGCACGTGCCGCGAACGGAGCGGAATAGGCCTATAAAATGGCCTCAAATTTTAGGAATAAAATCCTTTCAAAACCACAAAATCACCGCAGTTTGACTCATTTCTAGGAATCAAATCCTAAAATACAACCATTGCGCGCAGTTTTTGCGGTAAGTTTCTCCGATAGGCCTATTCCGTAGGCACCGTCCGCCCCCTTTTCCAAAGAGGGGGACTGTATTCCTAGGCCCCGAGTGCGGGCGAGCGAAGCGAGGTGCGCTGTCCGTGGAATTGCTATTGGGTGGAATTGCTATTGGCACGAAAAACGAAGTGAGTTTGAGTCGAGTTTGAGTCAAACTGCGTAGGAGCAATCATATAAACGCCGTAGGCGCGATCCTATAACGGCGTAGGAACGAGCCGATAAAACAAAAGCCGGAGCTACTACCGTGCCTTACGGCGGGGAGTAGCTCCGGCTTGAACATGTCGAGGTAAAGAAGGAGAGGTTAAATGCCTTTTACTCTCTCGTTCCGGTTGGGTTATACCTTGCGGTTTCTCTCGTCTTAGCGGGGAAAGAGTAGTATTCCCATTATTAATACGAGTATGACTGCAACGAAAGATTCAAGTGATGCTATTAAACCGCTGGTGTAATAATAATAAAGTATCATGCTGACGCCGATAAAAACTAGTATGATGTCAATGATACGAATGTCGTAAATTAGTGGGATGTTTACGAAGTCATCGAACGCATCCCGAAGTTTAATTAAAAACAACGGGATGCGAATTTTCATTTGGTGTGACTCAAACTATGCGACGTTGAGACGCTTGCGACGCTTCCAGTTAAGACCGATCATACCGAAACAAGCTGCGATGATGCCGGGGATTCCTGCACCAACGATTGGTCCGGGTACTGCTACTGCCGTTTGTGAGAAGAAGACAAAGCTGTCCGCTCCATCGTTAGTTGTCATGCAACCAGGACCATTGAAAGTCTGAGCGCCATCGACGCCACAGCCAAGGATAGCACTAAGTCCGACTGTGAAGTTGTCTGAGCCTGCCATTGCTCGAATGGTATTGAACTCGGCACGTTGTATAGCGTCGAGTTCGAAATCGAAGATAGCATTGCCATTGCCTTGTTGTAGGGCAAGGATTGCCGCTGAGAAGTTAAGCGGGTTCGCTAAGCTAAAAGAGCCAAGTGCAGTTCCAGAGCCATTCCAAATGGTAAGCCGCATGGCGTCGAGTGTGATGCCGGTGCCACCAGTTTGGTTTGAGTTGAACCCGATCCCGACATTGAATCCGGTGTTCCAGTTTAGTGAGCCCAGAGTAGGGGTGCCACCTTTGTCGGCTCCGCTGATGGCTTCGTCTTGTAGAACGTTACCGAACAGATGGGCGCCGAATTCGATGCCGTTGTTTTGGAGAGTCAAGGCTCGGTTGACGTTACCGAATCCTGATGCACCGACATCGACGAACGAGCCTAGTATGTCGCCTGCTCCGAACAGGATAATGTCAGCCTTAACTGGCTCCCCCGCGAGAGCAAGTAGAGCTGCAGTAGTAAGAAGTAGCTTCTTCATTTGATTTAGTTCCTATGTAGAGATAGTTGCGGTTTGAGAGTTTGAGTCAAACTGTTCGCCTGTATCGTCTGTGATTTACTGAGTTGGCGCCTCCTGGATTAGTGTGGGGGGGATGTTCGTTATGGGTTTGACTCACACGTAAAAAATTAAAAAGAACAAAACGTGAACGGGAATGTCTCGCCGGGCGTGATGTTGACTTACTGGTATCCCCTTGGGGCTACGCCGATAACAGATATCACATTAGTCAATAGTATCCCATATAATACAAGACTTGTCAAGTGTTATTTTCTACCTGCGACGATATGCCGCACCCTTACAAGTTTTTCAAGCTCTCTCCGGCTTCGGAGAGCTTCGTCGCGGTTCACGTTTTGTTCTATGTTCACGTTCTGTTCACGGTGTATATCATGCGACAATATGTCGCAGTTTGACTCATACTTTTAGGAATAAATAGCTTGACATAGGATTAAAATCGTAGTATAATTGGTTGTTAAATGGATGAATTTGGTGCAGTCGTCCGCCAAAAGGCTACTGTGACTGTGGTGTTCCTCCCGGTGGTCGCCCGTTTAACCGGCTCGATCGACCCTTCGCCTGGTCGGTCGAGCACCGCTTTTGGAAGGCCCCGACTCGGTTTGAGTCAAACTATGGAGTAATGAAATGACACAACCTTTTCTCGCTTTGATTACGCCGTTGGCTCAGGGGCCATCTGGTCCGGTCGATCCTGGCTACAATCCTCCGGGTATTGGTGGGCCTGGAAGCGGTCTGCGGCCGACGCATCCGATTGCTCCTGGTGGTGGTGGTAATTGGGGTCAAGCTGGCGATCCCGGTTATGGTATTCCTGAAAGGCCAGTCGATCCAGGTTATGGTGTACCGATTGGTGGTCGGCCAGTTCCTACACCGCCGATTTACTTTCCGCCAGAAGGCTCGCAACCGCCACTTGGGATTTGGGGAGGTCCGTACGATCCGCCTCATCCGACACACCCAATCGTGTTGCCACCGAATCTACCTCCGGTTATTCCTCCGACGGGAGGGCAACCAGAACGTAAAGTCGAATGGAAGACGGGTTGGACCGAAAAGACTGGTTGGGTCATTGTTGGCGTTCCAGCAGAAGGAACGTTGGTGCCAACGCCATCGGCCCCAGGACCAGTAAGGCGGTAACCGGCACAGTGTGAGTCAAACCATCGACACGGTGTAAGTCAAGCCAACGGAGAAGACAAATGGAAGCGCCTGCTGCAAGACATGAGCCGGACGAAGTTGTTGGGAACGTGTTCGAGCCACACGGAGGGCCAACAACCGACTCGCGGCGATACGACTTGGATCGCAGTGCTCAACTTGCGACTCACCTAAGGGTGGAGCAAGAGAAAGTCGATGCTGAAAACATGAAGCGACATTTGGAAACGTTCCCCGAGGAAGAGCGTGAGGCCGAACTGGCGCGGTACACTGAGGAACGCGAGCAAATGAGACTTGCGGCGGCAGAAGAAAAGGCGGCACAAGGGAAGGTGCGTGATCCGGCGACGATTCCATGGCACGTGGCTCCGCCGGTGGAGGAAGTAGTCGATCCGAATGCTCCGAATGATCCGAATGATCCAAACGCTCAGGCTGGATTCTTTGGTCAACCTCCACCGCCACCAGAGGAACCATCGCAACGTAGAGGAAGGAAGGCGCAGCATGACTATTAGCGCGGTTGCCAACGTCAAGGGTGGATTGTTCGGTGATTCGTTTGGCCTTGTGCAATTGACGCAAGTCAGTGGACGAGGCTCGACCCGTAACAACATCTCAAGGCGATTTGGACGGCAGACAATGTTGCCGCTTCGCCAAATTTTACGTGCGTTGGATGGTGTTGCTCCGGGTGCGACTGCAACGAAACAATTTCCGACGATCGATCCATCGGTTGAACTTGGTGGTAAGCGTTCGATTACCAATAACTATCTGGTCAATCGGGCAACGACAGCCGCCGACCAAACCGAGACGCTGAACGACTTGCTGACATATTCGACGCGGACAACGTTTGGTGCAAACCCGCCGCCGAATAAGGATGGAAGTCCATTCGGTCGGTGAAACGACCGTTAGCAGTGTGAGTCAAACCAATGAGAGGAAACGCCATGAGTCTTCTCAACATCTTGTACTGGCTCTGCCTGTTCCTGATGATTATATTCGGGGGTGTTACGTATTACCCTCGATTAAATCAGCCAGGGGGTTTGGGTTGGGGTATCGGTGGCGGCTTCCTCTTGTTTGTGATGCTCGTCATCATTGGCTTACGTGTGTTCCCGATATCGATGACATAGGAAGCTAAATCGATGACGACAAAACCAAAAAAGCCATTGAGGACTGTTGCGGCAAAACAGCCTTCAATCGGGGTGCGGGAGTCTTCAACAACCCCAGTCTCCCGTACTCTCGCTATCGATGGCGATCCATACGTGACCGCCGAAGGTCGAGTCATTCAACCGGAACGTATGTTTGCACGACCGGAAGCAGATGCCAAGACCGAATCCAAGGCGAAGGCTTATCGGCCGGTAAGGAAACGGACGATCAAGGAACTACCAGGCCAGCCGAATATCCTGAAAGGGATTGCGGTTGTTTTCGTGTATACGGTATTTGGTTTGTCTGATCGAGAGATCGCCGAACTACTTACCCTTACAGTGCATGACGTGAGATCGATACGGAGCCATGCAGCCTATGCCGAAACTTTTGATATCGTGTCCAACGAGTTTGTTAACGCAAGATCGAAACTCTTGTCGGCACGGATCGCATCATACGCCGACGCTGCGTTGGACACCGTTCACGATGTTATGGTCAACGGCACAAAGGAGTCGAACAAACTTCGTGCTGGTATTGATATATTGGATCGCGCTGGTGTTCGACCAAAGGATGAAGCTGCGAGAGTGAATCAGCAGCAGAACGAATTGCGTATCGTTATCATGAAAGGTGATGATACGCATATCGAGGTCAACGGAATCTCCGTTGATGACAGTACGTAGTGTGAGTCAAACCGAAAGGAGTAAGTGTCATGTCTGGAAACACACAGCGAACGAAAGGGGGTCACGTACAGTGCTACGTGCTAACTGAAGGTGCAGTCTTCGAGAAGTTTAAGTACGACCCGGAGACATCTATCGATCATAGCGATGACGACTACCAAGCTGCCGCTGTCGGCGACAAGGTACTGCTAACAGGCGAAGAGTTTGCAGCATTACGGGCCGGTGGCATCGATTTGATTCTCGTCGATGACGCCCCAACGGAGTAAATGAAATGACGTTTGTAACAGACAAGAGCGGGAATAATCCGAAGGACTTGCCGTGGGATCACTTCAACCGTAGCGGTGGTGGTGCTCCTGCGGCCGTCGTCCCCATGTATGCTGGTGAGCGGTATCTTGACTCAGCTGCCGGAGTTGTGTACCAGGCAATGAGTCCGCTAGCCAATTCATGGCAAGTTGTTACCAACGTCCGTCGCTAGGTGTGAGTCACACCAGGAACCAAAC